GACCAGCAATGACGAACATAGCAAGTAATGAAAGCAGTGGCTTTGATGTAACAGGTAAATGGATCAGTCCAACTCATTGTCATTTAACATTTCGTCTGAATGAAGATGGCATGGGCGAAACTGAAATTGATTATGACTTTGATCAATATGATCTTGAGTTCTTGCGTGACATCATAACTGAGTTCTTAGACAGCCAACCAGGAAAATAACATGATAGGCACAGAAACCTTGATGGCTCGTGCCTTGCGTTATGTACTTGACAGCAATAACTTGTCACCAGAATTTTGGAACAGTGCTACAACAGATGTGCAAAACAAACTTCAAGACTTGACCATTGAAGTTGTTGAAGACATGCGGTACAATCAACTCAAGTACTTTAGGCCATTCGAACATCAACTCACATTCTTTAAAACTGGTGCCAGTGAACGCCGTGGTATCCTGGCTGCAAACCGTATTGGTAAAACAGTAAGCACTTGTTATGAAACAGCCATGCACTTGACTGGACTTTATCCAGAGTGGTGGGAAGGTCACAGATTCAATAAACCCATTACTTGTATGGTAGCAGGTGAGGGTTGGAGTCAGGTGGCCTTGGTGCTACAAAATGAACTTATTGGAACGCAAGATGTTAAGATTACGGACAACCTGGGCACAGGTGCTATCCCTCGTGATTGTATTGTTACTGATACTATGCGGAATGATGGCGCTAACTGCATTGGTGTTGAAATTAAGCACACGTCGGGTGCTAACAGTTATCTCCTCTTTGCAAACTACACGCAAGAGGTTCGCCAACTACAGGGTTTCAAACTAAACCTTGCTGTGTTTGACGAACAGCCACCAGATGACTTCTTCTCAGAAATTGTCACACGAACTGCCACAACACAAGGTAAAGTGTTATGTTCGTTTACACCCTTAAAAGGCTTAAACGGACTTGTCAGCAAGTTCTGGAACAAAGAAGAAGGATACGAATTCATTCGTGTGAGTTGGGATGATTGCCCTGAGTATGATCCCTGGGGACAACCATTCCTGTTGAAAGAAACTCGTAGACAACTTGAACGTGACTACTTGCCACATGAACGTGAAGCACGTATTGCTGGTAAGCCTGTTATGGGTAAAGGTGCTGTGTTTCAATTGCGTGAATGGCCCACATACTCAACAGGACAAATTGACTTTACACGCATACCAAACATACAAAGAGTTATTGCTCTTGACTTGGGCTTGGTCAATGACCAAACTGTTATCTCATTAATGTATTGGGAACCATATGAACGAGTTGCTTACTTACATAGACAAATTATTGTGCAGGGTATTGAAGAGGCTGTGCCCAGCCAGTATATCAATCATTTACTTCGCCCTGAAGTGTTTGGTACTCCTATCGTGTTACCTCCTGACGCTAGCACTCCTGGCCGATACACCATGAGTAGTTCAAGCATTCGTGAACTGTTTGAAAGTTATGAACTCAATGTGTATCACAAGGCAATTATGAATCCCCCTGACCAGGAAGGACGTGTAACTAATCATAAGAGTTATGGTATTAATCAAATGCGTCAAATGCTGGAAGTTGGAAGCCTAATGATCAATGAAAACTGCACACAGTTTTTAAGTGATGCTCAAAATTACTATGTGGACTCACAAGGACGCTTTAGTGATCCTGATGACACAATTGATAGTGCTAGATATGCTCTACTTGCAGTGCTACAAGGCATTGCAGAACCCTGGGACAATAGAACGCCGCAACAACGAATGGCTGCGGCCCGTGACAGGTATTACAAGCCAAGAGATGAGGCCAATTTGCCTGCTTGGAAGAAAAGTTATAACCCTGAAGGATAATATGGAAAAGACAGGAAAGTTTTTGACAGCAATTGGCGAACGTAGCCCTGCTATCATGTGTGAAAAGCATGCCAAAGTTTTTGAAGAAACCATGCTGACAGCACAAGTACCACATACAATTTATGAACTAGATGAAGATGATGGCCCTTATTATTGTCATGCTTGTGACTTACAAGTGGCCAAAGACTATGTAAAAAAGCAAGAAGAAGCGGCCAACCAACCACGTATTATTTTACCCGGTGAGTTCATCTAAGTTGCCTCACAGAGCCCAAAAACAAAACACTAAATAAGATATCAATAAAGGAAACCCACATTCATGTTGGATATCAAATCTATACCAGTGCAGGACATCAATCAGAACAAGAAAATTAATGCCACTTTTGTCCGCATGAAAAATCAAATGGATGTCAAAATGGCATCCTACTTGCGTTATTTGGGCACCAAAAACGCTGTTAATCGCGCCAGTGATTATCATTACTTGTGTTTGGCAGTTACAGACTCAACAGCACCAGTAAACGGCATTGATTACATTCACCCCAGTGTAAAACCAGTTGTGGATTATGCTACAGCAGTTATTACAAAAGGACTTATGCCCAATGGCGAAGTCAACTTTGACTTTATTGCTGATGGTGAAGAAGATGAAGTGGCAGCACGTCAGTGTACCAACATGGTCAGCAAGGTTGTTAACCAAATGAATGATCCGCACTTTATCCTAGAGCGTTGGGTCATGGACGCTGCCATGCACAAAAACGGTATGATGATGATCAAACCCGTGCGTGAACAGATCACTCGCTATGTTGAAACCAGTGGTACCAATGATCAATTGCTTGCATTTGAATTACAAGCCGCGGCTGCTGGTCTAACTACATTACGCCAAAGCAAGCGTCGTGAAACAGTGGACATGATGAAAGTCATGGAAGAAGTCAAACAGTTGTTGGGCGAACACAAACAAGAATTTGCACAAGGCATTGCTGACAAGTTTATGGCAACGCTACAAATGCCCATTGATGAAGAAACAGCAGTTCCCGATGGAGAAGAACTGCGCATGGAAGATGTTGCTGGACAAGAAGAAATTGTTAATGATGCAATCAAGCGCAACACAATTTACAAGGCCAAGTATAAGTTAACTGGCTTTAACATCAATATCAAATTCCATCCCATTGCACAACACTACTGGATCTGTGATCCTACAGTACCTGAAATGAAGGATCAGCCATTCTGTGGTTACTATGATCCAATGACAATTCAAGAAGCCGCTGAGTTATATCCTGGTATTCAAGGTGACTTAGACAACTTCCGTCAATTTGCTGAATACAACATGAACGGTGCTTATCAAGCAGGTTCAGTATTAAACAACTTGGCTATCCATGCACGTGACTCAGTTCCAGTTATGGGTATTCCAGTAAGTTCAGCCGCAAGTGCTGATCCAGATAGTCGTCAAGTGAGTATCGTCACAGTATGGAACAAGTATGACATTGACGGTGATGGTGAGTTAGAACTGATTGAATTGATTTACTCTGGCTCATACATTATCTCCGCACGTGAAGTTGAATTCATTCCTGTTGCCAACATGTGCCCAAAACCCTTGCCAGGCAACTTCTATGGTATGAGTATTGCTGAATCAGTTATTCCAATGCAGGAATACAACACATCAGCGGCTCGTGCTGAAATCCAATTGGGCTTGCTAACAGCAACTCCACGTATTGGTGTCAAGCCAGACCGTGTGGACTTTGAAATGATGCAAGATGGCGAAAGTGCTATCTTTATCTTAGACTCAAAATTTGATCCTTCAAAAGACATTTACCAAATGCCACCTCCTTCAGGCAACTTGCAGTTCCTAGAAGTAGCCATGAATCGTATTCAACAAGATACAATGGCCATGGTGGGTATGACTACTCCACAAGATGTATTCAATCCCGAAGTTATGGCAGCAGGTAACTCAGGTGTTAAACTACAACTGGCCTTAAGCCCTAACCAAATTATTCAAGACAACACAGTACGCAATGCCGCAGAAGGCCTACGTGAAGCCTTATGGTTGGTATGGCGCACACTTATCCAGTATGGTGATGACTATGGTGTTAAGAAATTGGCACAAAGCAGTCACCCAGACAAGCAGCCTGAGTTCTTGGACTTCCTGGCATGGGATGACATGAACTTCTGTGATCGCAAGCAAATTCACTTGGAACTGGCCTTGGGCATGATGAGTGAAGAAAACGCTTTGAATCGTTTGCAAATTATTCAGAAATGCCAAAACGAATTGTATCAAACAGTTCAAGGCATGGTTGGTGCTGGCACATTGACTCCAGACATGTACAAGAAAGTCAAGAAGCCATTTGCTGATACATTGTATGTGCTTGGTGTTAAGGACTGTGACACATACTTGCCAAGTGATGATGAAGTTCAAGCAATGATCAAGGCTGCACAGGAAGCAGGCGCTAACAAGCAACCAAGCCCAGAAGATCAGAAGAACATTAGCCAAGCCAAACTCAATGATGTCAAGGCTCAGCAGATTGCCGCAGAAGTTGCTGGTGAAGATGCTGAGAGTCAATTGGACTTTATGGCAGTGGCAGCAGGTGAACCAAAAGTTTACAGTTAAAATTTAAAAAGGAACGGAAATGATCAGTGAAGACGCAGTTGAGGCGTATAACAAACGCCTCACTATTGATACAAGTAACCCTAAAAAGTTAACACCCAGTCAGCGTGATGCTGTTAAACAATATGGTAGTTTAGCAGAAAGTCTGATGAAAAATAGGGACCTTGCCATGTTTATACATCACTTCAAATTTGAAGTAAATGATGCCATGGCAAACATACGCACTCATACAGCAGAAGCCAACGCAGAACGTGTTGCACTTGCTAACCAACTGAGTGGTATAGACAGTTTTATAAACACATTGAAAAGTGCTGTTTACAAAAAGAATGTTCTGGTTAAATCAGAACAAGCAGATTTAAACGATACTAAATAAATGCAGAGGTAACCGCAAGGCCCTTGTAAAATTTAAGGATAGAAAATGACAGACACGATCACCCCTAATGCTCCACAGAGCACGGGCAATGAACAAAGCGCAGTTCCAAGTTTAGATTCTATAGCCGCTAAAATGACCGCGATGCGTGAAAACACATTGCGTAATCAAATTAGACCTACTGAACAAACTGCAACAGGAGAAGATGATGCGGCAGCAGATTCGACCTCTGTGGCACCCAGCGATTATGCTGATGCTGAAGTTGCTGACACCAGCGACACTGAATATGCAAGCGACAATCAGGAAACTGAAGCCCAGGAAACTGTAAGCGACAGTGGTAATGATTCAACTAGCGATGAATTAATTGACTTCTTAGAATTTGCGGATACAAATCCAAATGCCAAATTCAAGTTCATGAAAAATGGCAAAGAAGTTGTAATTGATGCTAAGAAAGCCGCTGCCATTTTAGGTCAAGGTTCTGCAATACACGAAGAAGCACGCCAACTGAAGATTGAACGAGCAGAATTTGATGAGTATTTGAATGATGTACGTGCAAGACAAGAAGGTTTGACTCTAGCGATGGAATTTACAGTTCAACCTAAGTTGCAACATGCGTATGATGAGATCTTGAAAACACAAGGTTATCAAACAACGTTTCAGCAACAATTAGCAAGAACAAGTGATCCTGCTCAAGTAGCAAGGATCCAGGCCAGTATGGCACAGAATGAACAATACATTCGCAGCCAGCAACAAACTATTCAAAGTTTGAAGCCAGCAGTGGATCAGTTTAGACAAGTGCGTAGTCAACAGGTAGCAGAGCGTTTAGAACACTCTCGTAAGAACTTTAAGGACAAGGATTTGAAAAATGAATTTGTCTACAATGAAGTTCGCGACAAAGTTTCTAAGATCTGGCCTGAGGCCCGAAATGAAATCATCCCTGGAGTACCCAATATTGATCTTATCAGCAGTGATGAAAACTTATTAAGTTTAATCCGCGATGGATTGCGATACAGGGACAAACCAACTGCTAAGTCAGCAGGGTCTAGCATGGCAGCGTTAACTCAGCGCAAAGGAACCAGTGCAAATCGCAGTAGCGCAGATAGCGATATCAGCCGACTTCGTGAACAAGCCAAGGCGGGCGATAAAAAGGCCGCAGACAACCTACTAGTTCAACGTTTACAGAGTATTCGTGGTGGTAGGCGTTAATAAACCATAATAAGGAAATTATATCATGGCAGAAATTACAACAAGTCAAATTGGTAACGGTACTACAGCATACGGCTCAGACATCGTTGTCAAGGACTTAGACCTAGATGTGTCTAACCGCGTTAAGGACGATACACCGGTTCTAAACATGTGTATGTCAAAAAAGCGTAAAGTCAACAGCACTTTACCACTATGGACAGACGATATCTATCGTGCTCCAGCAGTACAAGCCCAAGTTGAAGGCGCAACAGTTGCTACGTCACAAGCACAAAGCAATCAGCGTTATAACTTAGGTAACTACACACAGATTTTCAGCACAGTTATTGCCGCTTCTGGCACTGCTCGCGCTGTTATGCAATCCGGGGGCGATCCTCAGGCCTATCAGGAGGTAAAACAACTGATTGAATTGATGTTTGACGTTGAGTTACAATTGGTTCGTGATGACCAAATTGGTACCAAGTACGCTGGTCAAACAGGTACAGCAACAGGTTTACCAAGTGGTCAAACAGGTCGTCGTATGGGTTCATTGCAGTCATTCGCTGGCACACAATCTTTCAATACAACAAGCGGCACAACAAGCGGTTTAGATTCTTTCTACAACAACGAATCTACAGACAGCGCAGTTCAAGCCTCTAACGCATTGCAGATTTATGCTAACGGTGCTCAGTTCTACTCTGGTACATTTACAAACCAGTACTTCTCTCCAGCATTGTACAAGCAGTTGGTAACAGTTGCTGAACAGCGTTACAACGCTAAGATTCGCACAGTTGTTTGCCCAACAAGTCTACGTACTTCTTTAAGCGATAACATGCCACAAAGCCGTGGTATCAACCGTGTTGACTCTGCACGTGGTGACACAATCCAAACTTACGAAGGCGACTTCAACTACACATACGAAATCTATGATTCCTGGATCATGGATCAAGTTAACGCCAACGCAGTATTCTTCTTGAACGAAGATGTTGTTCAGTGGGGTAGTTTACGTGACCTAGGTCCTAACAACGAAGTGTTCTCCAACGCTGACGCAAGTTTAGACCAGTTCATCATGGAAGGTACGCTAATTGTTCGTAACCCAGCAGGTGTTGCTGTTCTAAACAACATCCAAGCAGGTACTACAGCACAAGCCTCTTTACCAGGTGCTCGCCCAGCGGCATTGGTAAGTCGTGTAAACTTAGGTGCAGGCGACGTTACTCCTTAATCTTTAAACAGGTTAAGTTGAACTCAGAAAAGGCTCTAATGAGCCTTTTCTCATGACGCTAAATAACACTATGAGCGATTACAACCAACCCGAATACTTAGATGACACAGACCCAGAAAAGAACTGGGATTTCTACCGCCAGGATCATGGTGGTATGGTAACAAACCACAATGGCATGGCAGACAAACTGTTTCAGAACGATGACCTTTATCGTAGCATGAAAGGTGATTGGAAACGTGCCAGCACCAACAAAAGTGGTAATATTGTTGTTACAACAGGACGCGAAGATGGTAAGTTCTACATCAAGCGTGAACAACAAAACACAGAAGCAATCAAACAAGCAGTCAAGAACTACAGACATGCGGCTGAACTTGGCATTCCAGATCCCTTGGCACCCATTGGTGAAGATGGTAAGTTAACATTCAAGTGGATGGATTTACCAAACGTTATTGCTATTCGCATCAGCGATCAGTACTTTGATGGTATTCCTTGGAGTGCCTTAAAGAACGACAGAACACTCAAAGCACAATTCTACCGAGTAGTAGAAACTGAATACCCCGAGTATGTGTGCTACCCAGGCGGTAAATTGCCAATCCCAGTTGCGGTGCCATACCCAACTAAAAAAGGCGAAAAGAAATACTTCAAAGGAAACTAAAACATGTTTATAATTCCAACTGGTGATGACTTGGTAGACTTCATCAAAGACTTTACTGGGTCAACAAATGACACAGAAATCAAACAATGTATCTTTATGGCAGAGATGTCAATGCGTAACATTGAACTGCCGGCTCTGCGTAGTGATCCATATGCACCAGAAAACGTTGGCGTTGCTGATGAAAACGGCCGTATTCCAATTCCAGGTGACATGAACAAACCCATCTTGTTTTTCAAACAAGGTCGTCAAGTTACAACAACTGCCACTGCCACAGGCACAACGGGTCAATTTACAATTACATTGACCAGTACACCAGCACAAGCAATTGCAAATGGCATGCTTGTTACTGGAACAGGCATTGGTTCAAATGCTGTTATTAGTAATGTGGGCACTGGTATCAGCGGTGGCACTGTTACACTAAGCGTGGCCAACTCTGGCACTGTGTCAGGCACTTTGGTGTTTAGTACAACAGGTAATCAATCAAGTCAAACAGGTCCTTGGATTGTTTATGATCGTATTGGTGATCGTGACATTATCACACAAGGCATGATTGCACAGTTGTATTTGCAACCAGTTAACGTGCCTGCTGTTATTCGTGGCAAGTTCTCAGAAGTTTATGACAAGTATCAATTCTTGCCTTATGTTGCCCAAGGCGACCTAATCAACTTGTACTACTACAAGGCATGGCCTTTGTTGTTTGCACCAGTAACAGATGAAGTTATCAGTGCAACAGGTTCAATTAGTTCAATTGCAGGTTCTGGACCTTGGACATTCACAGTGGCAGGTATGACCACAGTTGGTGACCTAGTGGTTGGTGATACAATTTACGCAACACCTGGTGTTGGATCGTTTGGTGCGGCTCCTGGCGTAACAACTGTTACACAAATACTAAGTCCAACCAGCATTAGAGCAACCACTACAGGTGGCACTGGACCAAATGGTGGAACAGTTACAGGTATTACACAAACAGGTTTAACTGTACAAAACAATGCAGTGCTACAAACATGGCCTGAAGGTTATGTATATGCTACGCTACGTGAATACTACATCAAGCGTCACAATGACACAGATGCCGCAGTGTATCAACAAAAGTTTATGGACGCCTGGAATGTGGTCAATGATCAAAACAACCTGGGCAAATGGTCAGGTGGTCATACTAGATTGACCAGTGTATGGCAACCTCGTCAGTATCGTCAATACAACATCAAATAAGGATCGCACATGACAAGTTCTTCAAGTTTATACGGCACAGTAACCACACAAAATTCAAGTTCAACCAACTCGACAAGTTTGTATGGTGGTGCTGACACACCTATTCCAGATTCAAGTGGTAATGTAGTAGTTCGCGGCGACTTATATGTTTTAAGTGGCAACATTCTTACTACGGCTTCAACTGGTAACATTTTCCCCACAAACGCAACAACCATTAACTTTGGCAATGCGGCCACCACCCTAAACATTGGTGCTGGATCAGGCACAACCACCATCAACAATAACTTAACTGTAGGTGGTGATATCACTGCTGATGGTGCTGACTTTGGCAATATCACCATTGCTGTAGCAGATGACAACACAATCACAACCACTACTGGTGCTTTAAAATTAGGCAGTGCAACTGGTCTTGTTGGCTTGGTTGGTGCAGATACACTTTACACTGATCAGACCACATTTAATTTGTTAAACAGTCCAACAACTGTAAATGCATTTTTCAATGCCACTGCGTTAAACATTGGTGAAACAACAGGCACAACTACAATTCGTAATGCCCTAACTGTGTTAGATGATATTACAGCACC